TGGAACTGGAGTTGTTACGGCAGCAAAGATGGCGAATCCTCAATACACTGGCTTCCGCAATCGCATCATCAATGGTGATATGCGGATCGATCAGAGGAATGCTGGGGCGAGTCAGACATTTACCGCTGATGCTGCCTTAGCATACTCGGTGGATCGTTTCTACGGATATTGCACTGGTGCTAATGTAACTGGTCAGCGTGTTGCTGGCACTGCCCCAAACGAGTTTGCATATCGTTTTACTGGTGCTGCATCTGTTACGGCTATTGGATTTGGAACTAGACTTGAGGCCACCAATACGATTGATCTTGCTGGCTCAACAGCCACTCTATCCGTCCAACTTGCAAATAGCTTGCTAACATCCGTAACTTGGACTGCCTACTACGCCAGCACTGCTGATGCTTTTGGTACGCTTGCAAGCCCAACCAGAACTCAGATTGCTACTGGAACATTTACTGTTACATCCACGCTGACTACCTACAGCGCACAAATCTCAGTTCCATCAGCCGCTACTACTGGAATTGAAATCGTATTTACAGTTGGAGCGCAAACCAGCGGAACTTGGACGATTGACAATGTCCAACTTGAAGCAGGCTCAACCGTAACAGACTTTGAGCGTAGGCCGATTGGGACTGAGTTGGCGTTGTGCCAGAGGTATTATTTTTCAGATACTAAATATATTGCACCACTACTGACTGGAGTAGCCGTAACAGGATCAAACTATCCAGTACAAATGAGAATTTCCCCCGCAATTACAGGTGGCGGTGCTGGATTTACGGAAGTAGTGAAAGGAACTTTCGGTCTGTATTACTATCAAACTTCAGCAGCTGGACAAGCCTTGCAATTTAATTCTGAATTGTAAATTAAATGACCCTAACTGAAATCGCTCAGTACGCAGGCGAGAAGGTTGGTAAGACCGACTCGGATACGCTTACCTTTCTACAGAAGGCAGCAAGCCTAGCCTATCGGCGTGTATGGGACTTTGCACCCTGGCGTGAGACTGTAACCAACTCAACCTATTCAGTTGGCACGAACAGGCAGATCACGCTAGGCACTAATGTCGAGACTCCTCTATCGGTAGCTTACAACGATGCAGAGGTTGACCCGATTGATTTGGCAACGATTGTAAGCCAAGACCCAGGTTTGCTTGACGATGCTCGTACTGGCGATCCAGATACCTATCATTTTACTGGTCGCAACAGTAGCGGAGTTGCACAGCTAAACCTTTACCCAAGGCTTGCCACATCTGGCACAATCCCATTGCGCGTTGTAGAGAAGCTAAAATGCCTTACCCGCACAAACATCATTGTTGACTTTCCTCCATCGCAAGCCGCGCTAGATGACGAGCTTCGTTTGCCGCACGTTCATCACTTGGTTCTAGCCTTGACGCATTCTGACGCACTTGAGCGTGAACGGCAGTATGCCAAGGCGCAAGCCATCACGCAGACTGCTAATATTGATCTTGCAGCCATGGCTAACTATGAGTTGAGCCAGGTTGGTGGAGTAAAGCAGATCACTCCGCAAAGTTTAGGCGAGTTAACCATAGAAGAAATGTTCTCGGCTTAAAGGAGGCACAATGCCTTTATACAGCGACAACTTGGACGATGTTCTGTCCTTTGACGGAATACGCAATTTTACTGGCGGTCAAGCCAGCGGTCTTCAATCCGACCTATTAGCCGAGAATCAAGTACAAGAGTTGTACAACATGACCCTTTCGCCAAAGGGCAATCTTGAAACTCGCGTTGGCGCAACAAGCTTTGCAACTGGCGCAACTAGCGGGTTAACTTCCGTTGGCGGGATGCGATACTACGAGACATCCGCATACCAGCAATTGCTTACTGTTACTGGTGGTAAATTTTACAGCATTGAATCAAGCGGAAGCGCAACTCCTCATATTGGATACCAAGAATGGGCCAATACAAACATAACTTGGGCAGCAGAGCAGGTTCAATGGCGAGACGGCTACAGCGTGGCAGAAGACATTGAGGTATCTTTTGCACAGTTTGTTGACAAGATGTTTCTATCTGATTCCGATAGCGACCTACACTTTTGGGACGGAACTGCGGTTGAAAGGCAGGGTGGCAAGGTTAGGGCGATTACAGTAACAACGGCTGGTAGCGGTTATACCAGCGCAACAGCAATCATTACTGGTCCTACACTTGGCGGGACAATGCCAGAGTTAATCACACTTGTCGCTGGCGGGGCTGTTACTGGCGTTACAGTTGTTAATGGAGGGTCTGGCTATATTGCTGCTCCAACAGTTACAATCATTGGGAATGGGTCTGGTGCTACGGCAACGGCCACAGTCAGCGCGCCTCCAGCTGGAATTAGGATTTTGGTCAATGCTGAAAACAGATTGTTTGGCGTTGGCTCTGGAGCAAATAGAAACACGCTTTATGCCTCCGACATTCTTGATCCTTCTGTATGGTCACCGACAAACAGTATCGTTGTCAACGGAGATGATGGTGATGCAATTACGGCAGTTGTGCCTTACTACAAGAATAGGCTTATCGTATTTAAGAAGCGTAGGGTGTTCCAAGTTGACATTCCTAGCGATGCCACTTCTGGTGCGGATTGGATTGTTTCCATCATTTCAAACAACACTGGATGCGTGGCAACTGGAACTGCTGTGCAGGTAAGCAGCGACATTCTGTTCCTATCCGACAACGGAATCAGATCGCTAGTTCGATCTGCGGCAGACGATTTCAGTTCAGTTGGAATACCTATTTCAGAGGTTGTCAAGGATGTGATCCAGAGCATCAACACGGATTCTATTAGGGTAGCTACCGCAATCTACTATGATAACCGCTACTTCCTTGCTATACCTACTGGATCAAACGATTACAACGACACGCTGTTGGTTTACAATACTGCTCTTGGCGCATTCGAGGGAACTTGGAGTCCGCAGGTTATGCAGTTCACGCTTACGAACTTTAATCAAGAAGGCTCTAGGGCGATGTTCAAGAAGACCAACGGCATCATCGAGAAGTATGCTGGCTACAAGTCTCCCGCTGGCACTACGTCCGCAGATTATCAGGACGCTGGAACTGATTACCAGTCTTATGTGCGTACAAAGGATTTTAATTTTGGAGATCCATTCTCGCTAAAATACGGATCGCATTTCGAGGTTATCTTTGACAACTCCTTTTCATCCGATGCCACTATTGCAATCCAGCGCGATATTGACGTTGGCGACATTGACGTTGCATCCAACATCAATATTGCAAGCTCAGTTCTAACTCTCCCATTCACGCTTCCAGCAGTCCTTCCAACATCAGTCAAAAAGAAGCTTGCCAGCGACCTGCGCAAGTACGAGAAGTGGCGGTTGCTTAACATCAAGATTTCAACCCCAGCCAACAAGATGGCGATCCGCCAGATTACGGCTGCTGCCAATCCAGATACAATCCAGATCCAGCAAACAATATGACGGCTGTTGAGTATATAGAGCAAAGCGGTGTTCCAGAGGCTATGTGGCCTAACCTGGCTGAGTGGTTTGGATGGTTTGAAAAGCAAGGAATGGTTGGGATTGTTAAGGATAATGATGACATTGCAGGCGTGGCTTTGGCTAGGTGTATAAAGGATGGGCAAGAGCCTAATCATTATGTGCATAGCGAAGATGGTGAGAATGTGTTTGTTGACTTGACGATCTCCTCAAAGGGTGCTAAATCCTTACGATGCTTGCTGTTGCTCCTTTGGGAGCGTTTTGGTCCTCGCAAGCGGATCACCTTTAATCGTTCTGGCAAACCAAGGAGTTACGACTATATGACATTTATGCGAAAGGCAAGGGTTTAACACCATGGGTGGATCGCCTTCTATTCCTTCACCGCCTCCTCCGCCCGATCCAGCAGCAGTCGCACAGGCTAATGCTGATGCCTATAGAAAGAATGTTGAAACTTATATTCAAAAAGCACCAGAAATGGCAGCTTTAGAGAATAGGCTTCGCGCTCAGTATATGCCCCAACAGCGCGCATTAGAACGTCAATTATCTGCACTTGACCAGCAGGCTGGGGTGCAGGCTGGGATGCAGTTAGAACGCCAATACGGACCACAGCGCACCCTAGAGTCGCTCCGCAGGCAGTATGAGACTAGCCCGCAGGCGTATGCTTTGAATCGTGGATTAGGCGATCAGATGACTCGCCAGTTCGAGCGTCTATATGGCACATCGCCTTATGCCTCGGTTGAGCAAAATGTAGCGTTCAATCGCCAGCCAGGACCAGTTGATTTCTATGGAACTATTGGAAAAGACATTTCTAATCCAAATTTACAAGGATAAACATGGCTATTTTATCAAAAGAAAAATTCTTTTATGATGTGTATAAGCCGAGCATTGGAGGCGATGCTGGCTTGTTGTCATTTTTTCCTAGCGGCGGAAGGGGTGCTGGACAAGTTGACGGAAGCCCTAGAGTTCCAGATTATAATCAATTTATGTCTGGTGTCTCGACGTTTTCGCATAGGCATGACGGAAAAGTTTATCCATTGTACGCCGCGAGAAAAGGTGGAGACGACCTAAACGCAAAATATGATGCTTACGTTGCCGCAGAAAAGGAAAGGCAAAGAATAGAAAAAGAAACGGCAGAAAGAGAGGCAAAATACACATCTGTTTCCGAGCAAATTAAGGGCTACACAACAACGAACAAACTCGATGCAAAACCAATTTATTCCGCGCTGTCAAACTTGTCTGCTGCCAGAAATTTCGGAGCATCAGATTACGCAACCAAACTAAATTTTCAAGTTTCCGATCAGCAAATTATTGACGATCTAAACAATGCAAGACTGCAAAGGTTGGCAAAAATTTCTGAAAGTGGGAATGCTCAAATTGTTGGAATCCAAGAAAGAATAAACCAGGCGAACCAACTAATATCACAGCTTCCCAAAGGAGACGCAAGGCGAACATCTAGTGAGTCGGCAATTTCTACCCTGACGTCCGACCTAGCCTCAGTTAACGAGGCCATAGCTGAAGCAAATAATCAAATTAAAAACTATAAGCCAATCACAGCAAATGATGTGGCTGGGCAAAAGGACATAACATCATTTAGAGAATTTTTACAGCTACCCGAAGAGCGTGCTTCACAACAGCTTTTCCAGATTGATCCAGATTCCTACCGCACTGCGGTTGGATTGGGTCAGCAGTATCGCCAAATGGCTACAGAACCAATTGGCCCTACATCCACAGCCGAGACAGAGCAACTCCGTCAAACCATCGAGGACGAGGCTCTTAATCAGCTTCGCCTTGGATCGACCATTGGTGCGGAAGAACGGCGTGGCTACGAGCAATCTATCCGAGCCGCACAGACTGCTCGTGGCAATATATTTGGCCTTGGACCAGCAGTGCAAGAAGCCGCAGAGATCGGTTCTGCTGGCGAGCAACGCAAGCTTGCACGCTACGGAGCAGCGCAGAGCTTCCTTGGATCTGGCTTGTCAACTGGTGATGCGCTCAAAGCCGACATAGCGTTCCGTGACGCATTGCGTCAGAATAGGCTTGGAGCAGCCGCTAACTTCATTGGCGGCGGACCTTCCATCTACAACCTCGCAGGCCAGCGCACAGCCCAACAGCAGGGTGCGATGCAGAGCTACATCCAAGCCAATCAAGCCTTGCCTGGTGGGTTTAACCAACAGCCGTCAACGGCTTCTCCGTTTTACCAAACAGTGGATCAAGGCATTCCTGTGAATCTTACAAATACATTTGCGAACCTTTACGGATCGCAGGCGAATTACTTGGCTAATACTTACGGCGCACAGGTTGGGGCAATTTCTAGGCAGCCGAGTGGTGCTGAACAATTTGGTCAGATTGCTACTGGCCTTGGCAACTTAATCAAGATATAAGGAGATTTATGGCAGTATTAGATGTACCAGAATTGATGAATATGTTTCGCCAAGATGAACTTCAGAAACAAGCCGTAGCTGAAGCGCAGAGAAAGCAAGCCCTCGAAGAGCGTGCAATGGCACTCAAGGAACAGCCAGATGTTGACTTCAGCTTCGAGAAGGGTGGATTGAAGGTTAAGGGAAAGCTGAAGGATCTTCCAGCGTTAAGCCAAGACCCAGCGTTTGCTCCTTACCTTGCTGGGATTGGCTCAACAATCAGCAATGAGCAGAGCCTTCAAAATGAAGACATTGAAACCCAGCGTGCAGAATTAAATGACAGATTAAAAGACCTACAGAAGAAGCGCGTAAAGCAAGAGATTGAAATTGCTAAGGGTGATAGGCGTACATTTGCTATGGAAGCTGGACTTGGATTGATTGGGGCAAAGCCACGCGCTGATGTACTAAAAGACATAGAGGCTGAAGCTGGCGTTTACAAGAACAAGCTTGCCGAACTTGGTTTCAACAGACAAGCTGGTCAGATGGAAACCAATGTTCCAGATTATCAATCTGAAGCAATGCCGTTACAAGCCACGCCACAAGCAGCACCAGAAACTCCAGCGCAAGCACCAGCACAACCAGAAGCACCAAGGAACTTCAAGAGTCTCCAAGAAGCAAAAGCAGCAGGTGTAAAACCTGGGCAACTTATTTATATCAACGGAAAGCCAGGACGACTGCAAGCGAGGCAGTAAGCAATGGCTATAGAGCCAGAGCTTGAGTTCGTTCCAGAGCAGGAACAAGATTTAGAGTTTGCTCCGCTTTCACAAGAAGAAGCTGGCAATTTAACCAAGGCTGATTATTTGGCATCTGGTGGTGCGCCAGAGGATGTTATCTCTCCAGAGCGTGAAGCTGTATTACAGCAAGAAACACAGCGTCAACTACAAGCTGGCGCAACGCCACAGCAAGCATCCATTGAGGCTGGCAAAGCTGTGGATGCAATGGGTACGATCCGCAGGCCAGATGGCACTATAGCCGAAGGATACAAGCCAACAGCGCAGGCGTTGGCTGAAGGCATTATCGAGACTCCAGCAATCCCAGCCGTAAAGGAAGCACAGAGGCTTGGCATTGAAACCGTATCGTCTGGAACAGATAAGGCTACTGGCGTTGGCTTTGCAATTGGCAGAAACAAGGACGGCAAGGTAGTACGCTTCGAGGCGGACAAGGATGGCAATGTTGACTCATTTGAACTTGAGCCAGACGATTCCAGCAGGCTTCGCGGAATTGCTCTTACTGTTGGAAGCCAAATAATTCCGTCAAGCACTGGTGCTGTTGCGGCAGAAACTGCGGCAGCCTTAACGCCTGGTGGTATTCTTCCAAAGCTAGTTACTGGAGCAATCGCTGGAGTTGGAGGATATATAGCAGGACAGAAGGGACAAGAAGCAATCGTTAAGTCCTTAATCCCGCCAGAGCAAGTTGCTCGAATCAGCGGGATGCTTGAGCGTGATATTCAAAAATATCCAGTATCGACAACTATTGCTTCTCTTCTAACTCCTACTGCTGGAGGATTGGCTGGCCTAGCCAAAGGAGTTCGCGGTGCATTAACTCGCCCAGCCACTCAAGCTGCTGAAGCTGTTGCTCCTGCTGTTGCTCCAGCGGTTGAGAGTGCTTTGCCGAAGGCAGTTGAGGCTGTTGCTCCGAAGGCAGAAAAAGCAATAGCAAAGGTTGCAGCAGAACCTATCCAGCTTCCAACTCCAGGTGTTGGCGAGAAGATTAGAAAGACCCCACAGAGGATCATTGAGCAAAAGTTAGCTCCAGAAGCAACGATGCGTGAAGTGGCTAAAGGTGATGTTCTTTACAAGACCAAATCAATCAAGGAGCTAGAGCAACAATTTCTGGATCTTCCAAACGAAGATGTTATAAGCGCGGCAAACTCAAGGGATGACATTGTTGGCGATGTGGCAAAGGTCACGATGTATAAGCGGTACGCTGATGCTGGTGATCCTGTTCGAGCCAATCAATATCTTGAAATGGTTACCAAGCCAGGAACTGATCTTGGTCAAAGGCTTAATGTTTTTAAGCTAATAAAGATGGAGCCTACTGCCTACTCCAGCGCGGTAGCGAAAGTTATCGAGAAAAGTGGGTATAGGCTGGATGATGCAATGACAAAAAGAATTGCCGATCTTAAGAAAGTTTCAAACAAGGCGCAGGATAATTTTGATTCATTAGCTAAAAAGGCAAGAACAAGCTTAGATGATGTTGACATAAAGGCAGCAATTGATGCAGAAAAGAATCTGACTAAATCGCTATACAATTTACAAGTTGTTGAGGGAAGGCTTATCCCAAAGAAGCTATTTGCTGAAACTCTGCCAACGATAATCCAAGGCAATCTTCTTTCCCCAATATCTCTAGTAACAAATCTTTGGAGCAACGTCATTAACTCGCCACTGCGAATGGCTAGTAGGCAAGGAGCGTTTGTTACGCAGGAGGTTGGAAGGGCATTTCAAAAACTTGCTGGCAAAGAGTTGGGACCAAGGCTAATTGCCCCTCCAACTGGTGGAATAACCAGAACAATTGAAGCTGGCAAAGCTGGACTGCGCGGGATTGGTGAAGGTCTTGTTGGTGTGCGGCGTGGATTAAGTGCGGAAGGTCTGCTATCTGGCGAGAAGATTAAGGGATTCAAACCGCTTACTGCGTTTAAGCAATTTTGGACAGGAGAGGGTCTGGCGAAACCAATCCAAAAGGGATTTAGGGGTGCGTCAACCCAAGCATTGGATAGGTTAAGGCTGGCAACAGAGGCAACACTAGGAGTTCCAGCCGAAACTATGTTGCGTTTATTGCAACTTGGTGACGCTCCGTTTAGAAGAATAGCTCAAGCAAGGTTATTGTCCGAACAGGCACAGTTGGCTGGCCTAACTGGCAAAGCATTACAAACAGCAGTCCGTCTTCCAACAGCACAACAGCTATCCAAGATTGAGCAAGAGGCGGCAGAGGCCGTATTCCAGCAGGATACGGTATTGACAAGGGCTGCACTTAGCGCGGCAAATCTATTTGGTGCTGGGAATAGGTCTGGAATAGCAAGATTGATTGGAAAATCAATCATCCCATATGCAAAGACACCAGCAAATGTGATTGATGAAATGCTTGAGTTTTCACTTCCACCTTATGCTTTAGAGAAAGCACGGCGTGCCGCTGTGGCAAAAGATTACAGAAAATCACAAATGCTTATTGGAAAAGCATTAACTGGATCAGTATTGCTTGGAGTTGCAAAAACTCTTTCAGATCAAGGTATAATTGGATCAAAGCCATCGACATCAGAAAAGATAAGAGATGTGCAGTATCAAACTCTCGCACCAAGAAGCATCAATATTTCAGCGTTAAATAGATTTGCAAATGGTGAATCAACTGAAATTGAACCAGGGGATAAGATAATCTCCTTGGATAAGATGGGTATTACTGGCGCAATTTTGTCGATTGTTAATTCTGCTATGGATGCAACAAAACAAGGCAAGGAAGGATCATTTGAGCTTTCATCTCTTCTTCCAGAAACGCTTTCGTTTGCATTTAACCAAAGCTTCCTGAAGGGTACGAATAGCTTGCTTTCGGCTATGTTGGATGGAAGTGGAGCAACGCTCGACAAATGGATTTCAGATTACTACGGCGTTGTTGCATCGATACCTTTCCCGAACACTCTTACCGCAGTTTCTAGGTCTATGCGGGAAACAATGCCAGAGAAGTTCCAGATCAAGGATGTGCCTGGAGATGGTGTTGAAAGAATGATTAACGTGTTTGGAGAAGTGTTGAGCAGAAGGTTGCCAAGTATGGATGAGGATATGCCAAGGAGGATTGACATTTGGGGAAGAGAAGTTCCTCAAACTCCAGAAGGCGCAGATCCAATTGCATACAATTTCTTTGACGTTACGAAAGGCCGAGAGATTTCATACGATCCAATCACGCTTGGAATCTACAAGATATTCAAGGCAACGGATGATGGTGACGTTGTTCCTCCAAAGCCACTGCGTAATTTCACGCTGGATAATGTTAAGTATAGGCTTGATCCAGAGCTATACGAGGATTACGCAAGAATGCGCGGAAGGGCAAACAGAAGGGCAGCAGAGGCTATGTTTGATGACAAGACTTTCAAGAGAATGAAGGACGAGGATAAGGTGATCGTATTGCGTAGTGCCTATGCTCAAGTTGGCGATGATGTGCGGAAGCAGTTTATATCAAAATATGGCAATAGAATTAAGCGAGGCCAAAAGCAATGAAATTTTCAGTGAACCCATCCAAGGATGT